ATGGTGTCGAACAAACGCAAAGCGATAGTCACGCTACTGGGAGGAATCGCACTTGCATGCGTTGGGAACGCTGTGTGGGAGCTAGCGGTGAAGCCGCTGGGCGCTTACGCGTCGGATGGCATACTTTCCATCGTGACGCTGGGCATGGATTCACTACGCGACGACCTGTATGCGCAAGGGGCCCGCAGGCGCAATGACCATTACTCGTTGCTCATAGTCGTGGGCCTCTTTTCCCTGTTCGTCACTGCGTCGATCATGATTGGTCTCTCTACCCTTCGAAGATCATCGCGTAGTGAAAGCCCAGCTGCCACTGCCTCACAAAATGATGGCCGCATGCAACGGATGCGCCGATCAATGCGCGTGTGGGGATGGGCTTCGATCACTTTCCCCGTGTGTTTCGCTTTTCTCATGTTCACGCGATCGGTGTACATAACCGAGATGGGGGCCGCTTTCAATCAACGAATGACAATAATTGCGCCCTACATAACTTCGCAAGAGCGCTTGATGCTGGACTCCAGATTTGCTCGGATCCAAACCCGGGAGGACTACATTGCCGTAATGTCCGACCTCCTAGACCAATACGAACAGGCTGGCCTGAAACCATTTAAGATCAACGCATTCTGAGGGAGAGTGGGCGGGACGGCAACGCGCCTGCCTTCTATCGTCGTCCGCCAGGGGAGGGTTATGTGTAGCCACTACCAGACGCTGAAAGACGCCGAGCTACTGCTCAAAAAGTTCGGCGTGACCAGACCGGGCGTGCTTGGCAAGTACGACATGTGGCCACGGTATCAAGGCATCTTCGTCCGCCGCCCGCCGGAACATGATGCCGGCGACGAGGCGGTGCCAAGCCTGGAGGCCGTCACCGGCCGCTGGGGCCTGATATCTGGTTCCACCCGCCCAGACGCGCTGGCCGGCGCGGAGAAGCTGTCCACCTTCAACGCACGCGACGACCGCGTCGCCAACGCCTTCACCTTCCGCAACGCGTGGCGGCGCGCGCAGCATTGCATAATTCCTGCTGATGCCATCTTCGAACCCGACTGGCGCTCCGGCAAGGCGGTGGCCACGCGATTCACCCGCGCGGACGGCGCGCCGCTGGGCATCGCTGGTTTGTGGGACCGCTACCGGGACGCGGCCGGCCAGTGGCACGAGAGCTATACGATGCTGACCATCAACGCCGACCAGGATCCGATGTTCCGCGTCTACCACCAGCCCAACAAAGAAAAACGCATGGTGGTGATTCTGCCCGAGGGCGCCTATGGAGACTGGCTCACCGCCAGCGCCGACCAAAGCCGCGACTTCCTCGTGCCCTTCCGCTCCGACAAGCTCGTCGCCACACCGATGACCTGACCCCGATTCTGCTGCCATATACTGTATATCCATACAGCAATATCACAGCAGAATCATGCTTTGCTCCGTCGTCCGCACACACTACCTCGGCCAGAAGCGCCGGGACAATGACCCCGCGCCAGCGGTGACCGGCACTGTGCGGATGTACTCGATCACGCGCGAGGACATGCGCCGTCAGGTGCGCGTCATGACAATGGACGGCCTAGCGAAGTTCGGCGCGACCGCGAAGGGTCCGATCCCCGACCTGCTGGAACCTGAGCTGCTCACCTTCTGCTCCGACAGGGGCATGATGGTCTGTGGCTTCGAAGAGATCGACGGGCGGCGCTACTACCAGGGATGGTGGATGCAATGGCTCGAAGGGTAAGCCGTTATTGAAAATGGAATTCAACCCCATTTTCATAAAGTAATTAATGTAATAATTATGTTGCCTCCAACGTGCACCAACAACGAAGAGAGACACATAATGAAAAGAATAGCGCTGCTTGTATCCGCCGTCGCCCTATCCGGCTGTTCGACCTATGACATGGCCCTCATGGACCAGAAAAGCGGCACCACCGGCCGCGGCTTCGCAAAATGGAACGGCGCCGACGCAACTGTCGATCTCGCCGGCAAGATCTACACCGGGGAATTTCGCTACAGCCCGAATCGGACCATTTCGGTGCCCTCCATATCGCTCGGGGACAACCTGCCGCCCGCGATGGAGGAGAAGAAAAAGAATCTTGGATTTGTTGGCGGCAACGGGACCTTTTTCGCGCGCTCCGCCGACAACAGCGGCCTGCGTTGCGTGTTCGCGCTCAATCCCCGGAACGAAATCGGATCCGGCGCCTGTATGGATGATGCTGGGGTTATGTATGACCTCCAGATCAATTAAGCCAAGAAGCAGCGCCACTGCCCCGGCCAAGCCAGCGACGGCCCCTCCCCTCCCTGCGCTGCTCCAAGCGATCGATGAACTCGACAAGTCCTGCAGAGCCGAGGGTCAAGCCGTGGACAGCTGGAGCGTCGATTTTCACCGGAAGACCGCCCAAAAGTCGGGCTGGAATGTGCGCTTGGCGCCCGTCGAGCTGATGATCCTTGCGCGGCTGATCGCGGCTCCCGACGCTGTCGTCAGAAGCGGAGAATTCCATTCTCTGCTAGCTCGCTGGAGTGGCGATGCGCAGCCAGACGAGTTGAATCTTCGGCTTAGGGTATGTGTAGCAAAACTGCGCGCCAAGCTCGCCCGCCGAGGTCTCGAAGCGCCTATTGTGGCCGTACGTGGAGTGGGATATAGATTTGTCCGAGACCGCGCGGCGACAATGACCACGAAGTTAGACTAGGGCTTCCACTTCCAGGAAACATCCGCATGAAATTTTTCAGAGGCCTACGCGAAGCCAAGTGCAAGGACCGTGCGGTTACGATCGTGGCCGGCACCCTAAAGGCGGTGACCAGAGAAGGACCCGCGCTCGACCCGCCCCCTGATCAATTCGCCCGATTCCTGGTAGCGACGGCCTGGCACTGCACCCCGCATCTCGACACCGGGCAGCCCCCGCTCCCGAATCCTGCAGCTTTGGCGGCATTGGCGGTCGCGATCGGGCTGCAAGGCGCGGCTGAGGATTCTGATCGCGGAGCCTACCACGCCTTGTTGACATGCATGGCCATGATTTCCGAAATTCTCAAGGCCGAAACGTTATCCCCGCTCGACCGAAAGTTAGTGACCAATGCGCAAAATAGGCTGTCTCACATGACCTCGTGAACTAGTTGACTTCGTTCGCGAGCAAGCCGAGAGAAGTAAGACTGAAAGCCCTATACCACCCATTTTAGCGGTATAGGGCTTGCGTGTTTCGAGATGCAAATTCAGGCTACCAATGACAAAAAAAAACCCTCATGCAGGAAAGCCGGGTGCTTACACGACTGTCATTAAATTAGACAAGGCGGTAATTGATCCTGGAGACTACCTCCGGGCGAACTTCTTCGTCTCCGGGTACGGACAAATCGATCAAGCGAAACTGCTTCTAATAGCGCCAGATGGCGTGCCACAAGGGTTCTGCTCTTCTGGGTTCACCCAAAAATTGATCGCGCCGAATCAGGTTGAAATTCGACAGGGCGGGAAAAAAGAGCGGATCGAACGCGAGTTTGTGATAGCGATTGCTACAAAGGTCTCTGTCCCCCATCCAAATGGAGGTACTGTCGTCATTACTCCGTTTAGTGACGCCGGTGGCAACACACATGCGATTCACTCGGAAACGAGGAGACCCGATCCTATGCTTGCGGTTGAGTATCAAATCCCGCACGATTTTTTGCCGGGAACCTACAAGCTGACGTCCGTGTTCACCTATTTCAATGGCATTAATTGGGTCTCCGACCGTTTAGAGGCGCAATACGTGGTGAGGTCTGTTTTTCAACGTCACGAAAGCACTATCGCAGGCATCGCCTGTGCAGCGGCAATTGCCACGATAGTCGCAGCGTTACTCACACCAATCGGTACGCTTTTCACACTCATGCAGCTCTTGAGTGCCAACTGAAGGAACCACAAGCCCGCAGAGACGCCGTCAGCTCGGCCAAGCCTGACGAATGGCCTTATGCCTCGCCGCGCATTCCCCATACTGCAGGGCCAAAATGATGTAGTTGCGCGCAAGATCGTCCCAGCTATCGCTGACCACCTCGGGCACCGGCGGGCACGGTTGCGCCAGATTGGCCGGCAGCATTGGCCACGCGGCCGGCTTCGTTGATGTGCTGCAGCCGCTCAGTGTCAATGCGGCAGCCAGCAGGCAGAGGGCTCTGAACTTCGACACGGGTGTACCTCTCGATGGTCTTGGGCTTGGCGTCGCGTAGAGTCACCAGAGCCTCTTCTAGGGTGGTCGACACCCCAGCCAGGCGCGCGGTTTGGGTCTTGAACTCGGTCAGCTCGGCCAGCGTGTGATCGGCATTGGCCTGAGCTACACCTGCCTTGTATTGGCTAGCGCCATACCAACGCACGCCCAGGATGGCGGTGGCGAGCAGGGCGGCGCCGATCAGGTAAGGCAACGCTATTCGCAGGAACGGGGTCATGCGCGCCCCTTCCAGTTGCGCGGGATCTGGAAATGCGGGCCGTCCTTGAACGTCTTCCAGTCGCCGCCCCACTCCACCGGCACGCCCAGCTCGGCTGCGCAGGCTTTGACCACCGCGGCCAGATCAGCAAAGGCCTTCCAGTTGTTCCAAGGGATCGCACCGCCCGCGAGCGGCGCCAGGTCGACTGCGTGGCCCAGCCCATCCGCCTGCGGCAGGTGGTAACTGTCCATCGTCTTGCTGCTGCCCCTGACCACATACTCGCGCTGCTGCGCGACCGTGCGCACCCCCTCGACTACGGTGAAATCCACCGGCGTACGCTCGATGGCCAGCTTCACGACCTCGACCAGGTCGGGATGAACTCCCGCCAGGCGCGTATGACTGCGTTGCGACAGCCGAAAATTGCTCATTGCTTCGGGCTCCTGATGTGCTTTGCCGTGACCGCGGCCACGTAGAAGGCGGCTGAGGCTGCGAGTGCAGCGTCGCCCGCGCTGGCCCAACCAGCGACGACGATGCGGTAGGCCGCGCCAGTTGCCGTCAGGCAGATGGCCGACAGGCCGATCCGTTCCAGCGTGGTGTCCTTGATGGCTCGGGCAAAAACGGCCACGCCAGCGCCCCCGGCAACCACCAGCCAGCAGACAAACGCGAGAACGGCCCACAGCGTCAGATAGATGGTGCTGTCCATGTCATGCCCCCTTGCCGCGCACGCGGTCGATGACTGCCTGCCAAAGCGCGCCGATAGGCGCGGCCTGGACCGCTTCCCAAGCCCGCGAGACAATGGCCATGCCGAACATGCCCATCAGGAAGCCCGCCAGACCTTCGGGAATGCCCAGCGCGAGGGACAAGTACGGCGAAGCGTAATAGGCCACCAGCGAGCCGCTGACGGCCATGCTGATGCGCGCCGGCCAACTGCCTTGCAGGTAGCGCATGGACACAGCTGCGCCCAGGACGCCGGCGAACTTGGCCGCGAAGGCGTCGAAGTCTTGGATGTTCAATCGCGTCTCCTTGAGACGAAAAAAAACCCGCCTTGGCGGGATGAATTGAGATCGAGATCGCTGTGGTGCCACTTGCACCCGTCACGCTCTCAAGGTCGCTGCGAAGAGAAACAACGCGCGAAGGTCCGCGGCAGCCAGGCCCAGTGTGTCGGCGATCGCGCTGAGCATCGGGCTGCTCGGGTCGAACACCTGCATCTCTTCCCAAGCGGTCCGGTAATACGCCGGCGTCTCAGGCTGGGCGAGTAGCTGCTCGGTGGCTTCGAACAGCGAAATCCCGCCCTCCTCCAGCGGGATGTCGCCGTAGGGCGTCGCTCGCATGGCCTCGCGTCCTTGCCAACGAGACACTGGCAAAGGCTCGGGCTCGGGAGGGACATAGGGCGGAGGCGGAGTGCTCGGGACAAGGGTTTGAGGAACAGAGAGCTCAGCGCCATGAACTGCAACGAACCTCAGCACCCCGTCCACTTCGGCCACTGAAACATCGTCCTCAAACTGCCAATACTGGCCGGTTTCGGTGTCTTTGAATGTTTGCATTTAGCGATACTCCCACCATGCGGAGATGGCGCTTGCTACGGGCACTACCCGGTATGTGGAACTGGAGGGAACGACTACCTGCGCACCTAGGCTCGCGGCCGCAGTAGGATTGAAAGAGTCTTGCGCAAGCCGATCATCCACGTACATGATGATGCGGCCATTCGCGGCGTTCAACGCGACAGAAACCATCACTAGGATGGGCTTGCTGGTTGAGTTCGTAAAATTTGTGTTTGGCGCACGGGACGCCCCCACGCTCTGCCAAGACTGCCCGATGCCAAGCGCGGTGATGAATCCAAGATCCGCGATTCGGGCCTGCTCCTGCCATGCATCCCATACGTTGCTCGAGGTGAAGCGCACGCGCTTGAATGTGCGGCCCGTTCGCGCGGTGTACGTCTGTGTCACCTGCATATTGCCGATGTTCGTCACCTCCACCAGGAGCGTGCCAGCCAGCATGATCGGCCAATTCAGGGCCGCTGTGGCATTGGCGTCGGACTGGATCACGTAGAAGCCGGGCAGCACCATACTATTGGCGTCTGTGCCTCCAAACAGGGTTTCGCTGAAGGCGTGCTGCTGCTTCAGCCGGGTATTAGCATCGAGCGACGCCGCCCCCCCAGCGACCCCCAGCTCATCGGCAGAGATTGCGTCACCAATGTCGATCCCAAGCGCGGCGATCAGCTCGTTGATCTTCGTGAAGGCAGATCGAGGGGACTCCCCGCGCCCTCCGCCCGCTTGGGGGGTGTCCAGGTCAATATGGAACGCTGAATAATCAGGCATCGCCAACCCCCGTGGTCCCGCGCGCAGCCTCATGCGCCTTGATCGCGTCGGCAATGCCCTGCCTGGCTATCATCTCCAATCGGGCCGTCAGCCCATTGATCAGCTCGTGGGTTAAGCGATTGCCCATGTTCTGGAGAAGGACCTGATGAATTTCCTGTTGCATGTTTTGCTATGCCCATAAAAAACCGCCCGGAGACGGCATGTCGGTTAAAGCCCGTTCACGTCGATGACCGTGTAGTTCCATAAAGGTCGGTCAATGGACGGGGCGTTGATCGCGTTGGTATACGGGCCTTGGACTCTTGGCGCATTCGCGATTCCAAGCGTGTTGCCCAGTTGTCTGACGCAGGCGGCAATCCAGAAAAACATGTAGCCGGGGTTCGGCCCGACCCCTACAGGAACCTCTTCCGTATACGAGCAAAGGTTGCCCTGAAGGACAGCCGGAACCGTCCCTACCGGCATGGTGTAGGTCAAAAACTGCGGCGGCATGTTGTCCTGCGTCGTCGGAAGATCAGCTCTCGTTCCGCCAAGACTGGCCAGATACCGCATGTACTGGTTCCGCGAATCGAAGGAGATTGCCCAATTCGCGTTTTTCACACGAAGCCCATAGTCCTGCCCAGCAGGAAAGCCCGTCACATCCGGCGAAGCGAACACGTACCAGTAGATCGTCGCCTGCGAACCGCCGACGATGTAGGACAGAAAACTCACTGTCATCGTCGTTGCGGTAAACGTCGCCCCCATAATGAACGATGGGAAATCTGCCCGCCAGGCAAAGGACGAAGATGAGTTGTAGGGAACGGTGATCGTTGCTGCACGCCAAGAGCCAAAGCCAACGGCTTGATTCGCCACCGCTACGCCCTTAGCCCACAAGGCCAGGTTCTTATAGGTGCTGTCGATCTGAGTGATCAGGTCGCCGTTTTTGATACGTACCCCAAAGTCGGGCATTAGCCTATCCTCCCATAGCCGACCCGGACGGAGACGCGACTAATTGGCGAGACGAAATACCAAATGAACCCGGACGCGGTCGCCGAAATGATCGGCATGTTCATGTAGCCGGCCGCTCCTTCACCGCCAACGGGGAAAAAGAACGGTGTTCCGCCGACCAGCTCGGGCAAGCTGATCGAACCGTCGGCGGTACCGGTGACGAAGTCCCCAAGGATGCGCGGAAGCGTGGAGGTGTACTGCACCTGTACGTTGCCCGCGGCATCCTTTATCTGAACGCCAAATGCCATCGCTCCCCCCTACGGGATGTAGCCGAGCGTCACCCGGTCAATGCCGTTGTTGTCGTACACGATCACCTGCTGCGGAGTGATACGCATGCGACCACCGCCAGGAAGCGGCGAGTTCAGCTCAAACGTGCCAGTCTTCGAGAGACGCCAGCCGCTCACGCCTGCCACGTAGTCGTCGGACTGAATGTAGGCGCCAATCATGGCGTTCGTGATGGTCCCGTTTTTGATGAACAGGCTGTTCAAGAATGCCGTGTCGTTGGCGACATCAAAGATGAAGGGCGCGTGCAGTTGGCCATTGATCGAGTTGAGAAATGCAATGGTGTCAGCCATCACAAGGAACTCGCTACGACTGGTGCCGTCCGGGTTGATCGCAGCGCCCAGCGCCACGCCGGTCTGTACGACCCGTCCATCGGTTCGAACCTGCGTTTTCACTTGCCAGCTCGACGACAACGCGCCATCCAGGCTCGCGACGACAGAGGCCGCCTCCTCGACGGTCGCTTCCATCCCAGTCACCGCCGCGGACAGCACCGTCAGGCTATTGGCAGTTGCCTGAGTCAGATCCGCCGTCACCTGAAGCTCTTGACGAATGATCGCCAGGTTTCCTGCCGTCTGCGCGGCAAGGGAGGTCGTTCGCTTTGCCTCGCGGTAATCGCCCTCGTTGATCACCGAGGTCGTCGTCACCGTTCCGACGAAGCTGTCGCCATCGTCGCCTGCGAACCACTTTTGATCGAGCACATCGTCACCGGCAAGGTCGCCAATGATTCTTTCCAGCACGTCCTCGGTAACGCCTGCCTGAATTTCCCTGATCACTCCAGGTGCGAATTGGCCCTCGCCGAGTCTGCCTTTCAGGTAGTCCAAGATGGTCTCGGGGTCCTGGTTCGGCTTCCCAAACACGCCGGCGCCGGACGATGCCGGATACCACTGTCCGGCCGTGCCGTTCTTGTCGATCAGCCGGATCCAGAACCACATTTCGGTGGAGTATCCCAGGCCGTACAGCGTGTAAGAGGTATCCGGATAGGACACCTGGGTAACCACATAGCTGTCAAAGAAGTTGTTCGTCAGGCTCGCGCGGATCTCCGCCTTCTCAAGGATGTTTGGCGTGTCCGGGTAGGACCAGTTCAAGCGGATCGCCATAATCTCGCCAGTCGTGACGAGCGACGTGACAACCGGCGGGCTGCCGATTAAGCCGGACAGCGTAGTCAAGGGCGAATAGGCCCACAGCGACGGAACATCCAGCCCGTTGATGGCGCGGACGCGCACCACGTAGTCCCCGGAGTATATATTTAGGATCTCCGCGAGCAAGGTTCCCGTGCGCGGCATCTGCACCCAGTCACCACTGTCGCGGCGCCACTGCACGTCATAGGACACCGCGTTCCCGGCTGCCTCCCAGGTGATCTCGGCATTGTGCCGCGTGATGCCTTGGTGAAACGTCGCGAACTCGGCGATCATGACGTTGTCGGGCGCAAGCTGGGACCGTGGCGGTACCACGCTGACGGGCAGCGGGTCCAGCCGTGCGCCGTTGTCAATGGCAGCGAACTTCCCCGGGTGATGAAACACCCCGGACACATCAAAGATCGTGCCCTCGTTCCGTTCCTTCACCGAAATGACCCGCACATACTGAGCGACGAGATCATCCGCGTCCACGGACCAACTGGCGTCCGCAACCGGTGCCGCCGAAAAAGCTGGGCTGACAGTGACCACCCGGTCGGATACCAGCGCCACCCGGCGCCGCTCTGCCTGGCCGCTCGGCAAAATCACGGTCAGAGTGTTGCCGGGCTGGATCGGGTGATCTCGATCCAGCGTCACCGTCGAGGCCGAGGCTTGCCGCACCAAGCCGCCGATCGGACGCCCGGCCCTGTTCTGATCAGCGATCTGAATGATGCTCCCCGGCTGGGGAATCACGCCCTCGAGGCCCACGGAGAACGACACCCCGCCAGTCTCCAAGCGCGACGTGTAGAGCTGATACAGCCCCACGCGCTGGGCCTGGCCTCGGGACGTACACCCGAAGGCCGTGACTTCGGTTTTGCGAATACCGAATCGGAAAATCCCGTCATCGTCATTCACCACCTCGACCTTGGCACGGTAGAAGTCGCTCGGATCGTTCCAGGACACCAACGCCACGGTGTTACGGGTCGAGATGTCGGCCCCCGTGTAATTGAATTGGGAATCGAGCACCTTGCCGTTCGGGTAGGTGTACACGGGATCGCTGGGCGCGTCTGCCACGGCAAGAACCTGGCCATTTGCCCAGTACGCCATTCCACGAAATACGCTCGCCAGATCGTTGATTACCTTGAGGGCATCAGCCCGACCCTGGATGTAGCAATTGCACGTGAAACGCGGCTCCTGCCCTCCCTGCCCATCTGACACCAACTGATCGCAATACGCTCCGATCTGGTACAGGGCGTAGCGGTCGATCATCGACGCATCGATCCGGTCGCCCAGCCCGTACAGCTTGCTCGTGACGAGATCATAAAAAATCCACGCCGGGTTGTCGGTCCACGCGCGCTTGAACGATCCATCCCACACGCCTGTATAGGCTCGGGTTTCCGGGTCATAGTTGCTCGGGACACGGATGATCTGACCCTTCCAGCGATACGCCCGCGTCGGGATGCTCTGGTAATGCGCGGCATCGATCTTGATACCGACCAGCGCGGTCATGGGGTATCGGAACTTGCCGTCAATCACCTCAGCAAAGCTCATCACCTTCATGGCGTCAGCGATGGCGGTGTTGTTCGCCTCAGCCGTCAACCTGCGCACGCGAATCGTCCAACCGGCGTTGGTGGCCGGCAGCTCGACCCGATGCGTTCGGCTATACCCACCCACCGATTTCCCATCGACGGTGGTGGTCAGAACGTTTTCGAAGGCGCCGCTGCCGACAGCGAGATCGATCGCGTACTCTATGACGTAGCCGACGCGATCGCCAACGTTCTTGCCAGACTCGATCGCCTTCATGAGCTGTGGCCATTGCAGGGTCACGCGCACCGCCGACAGCTCGGGGTTGGTGATGAGCCGCGTCCACGGCTGTGTGGTCTTCACATCCGCGCCCACCGCGGTCACGTCTGCCGACGCCGGGAAGCCGGCAATGTGCTCCTGGTCCTGCGTGCCGTAGCGGATCTCGACCTGCACATTGGGAATGTTGAGCGTGCCGTTCTCGTTCTGGATAGGCGTTCCATCCAAATAGATGCACCGCAGTGGCTCTCCCGGGTGGACCGGCCCAAACACCTCGCCGTTGCTGATCACGTCCAGCAGAACGGCGTAGGCGGTGCTATGCAGGCTGTCGGGCTGCTCAACGGGAGTTCGAGCGCTACCGCCCCCCTTCCCGCCGCCCCCCGAGCCCACGATGCGCATCCCACCTTTGCGCTCAAGAAGCTCAACCGTCATTGCTGATCCTCCGAATACATATCGCCGGACACCGTCACGGACCCGATGGTCATCTCGCCGTAGAAGACCGGAACCGGATTTCCTTGCGCCGTGACGTTTACAGGCCCGTTGAAGTTGTAGGAGGCGCCGTTGTCCGGGCTGTCAACGCCCGACAATCCCCCCTGTTGCTTCGTCAGAAGCTGTGACACACCGCCCAGGATCATCCCCACGCCCAGCATGAAGGCCATCTGCCCCGCCACGCTGGAGAAGGCAATCGCGCCGCCAGCGGCAAGCGACGCGCCCCCGGTAAAGAATGCCGCCGCCACCAGGACGGCGCCCAGGATGATTTGGAATGCGCCCCCACGACCGGACCCCTGAATCACTGGCGCGATGCGAATGTCATCATGTCCAACAGGGAAGCTCAGCCCGCCTTCGGCAATGTTCTCCTTGCCAATGAAGCAGGCATATCCGATACCCCGGTCCTTGCTCTCGTAGAGGGCAGCTTGAAAGCCCGGGACCATCTGGCACAGGGCGCGGATGGCGCCCGCCGTGTCGTTGCATACGAACCGGTGAATGCGCCCGAATTTCGCGCCCAGCCAGCCGTACAGACGAATCGTCCGCACGCGGTCGGGCGCAAAAAAGCCCGCCGAAGCGGGCTGTCCCATTGTTGCTGCACTCATCTCACATACCTCACTATCATTCGGGTGATGTCAGCCCAGTACCCGCCGTACACCACCCTCTCCGAGAGCCGCGGCATGGCGTGATGCAGCATCGCGCCAGGCACGCGATGCAAGCCCGGCTGCGACTTGAGTTCGGCGTCGCCAAGAAACACGCCCCCGTGGTTTGTGCGATCGCTGCGGTATTGCATGAGCAAGACATCGCCATATCGGGGCCCGTCACTGACTTGAACGAACCCCGCCACTTGGAAGTTGTCCAGGTAGATTTCGCCGCACTCCGGCTTTTCCCACCAGCGATCGGGACGAACGAAGTCCGGCAACGTAATGCCCATCTCGCGCTGATAGAAGTCTCGGATCAGCCCGTAACAATCCAGAGATCCATGATGGAAATTCCGCCCCACCAATGGCGCCACGTATCCGCTTGGCGCGAACGTTTGCCAGTGCGCGATCGCAGGCGCGTCATCGCCTGCATTCTTCTTCACGCTGACGATGTGCCACGGCAGCCCCGTCGCCTCACAACTGACCAGATCGACTTCGGTCGGGGCCGCGTCTCTGTCGATGTGCGAATGAACCACAGCGACGACCTGGCCCTGGTCCTCTGCCGCTGCGTAATCCTCGCCCGAGATGATGAAGTCTTGCCCATCCTCGGCCATGTTCCTGCAGGCAATGAACCGCTCCTTGGCGCCATCGGCGACCAGCAATCCGCACGCTTCGCGCGGGTAATCGCGCAAGGCATGCGCCTCGATTTTCCTTTTGATCGCTGCGCGCATCATCGAATCCTATCGGCGCTCGGAAAGCCGCCAAAAGAAAGGGGTTGCCACTCCCCGAAACGTCGCTTGCAGTCGGAGACACGCCCACCGCATTTGTCCAGCGACGGGTCAGAAACTGGGTTTCCATCACGATCGAACATTGCGCTGCCGGTGTATCCGCAATAGGCGCCGCGGTAACCGCCCTCTGGCCCGTCGATGACGAGCCAGCCGCACTTGCCTGCGATGATCTGCCGTCGCGGCAACTGAACGCCCTCGAACTGAAATGGAGAGGTCAGCACGAACGTCACGGCCTGCTTGGTCTCCAGCCGTTTCTGGGAGATGGTCCATACCTCGTCCGGCAGATGCGCCGTAGGATCCGCGCTCGGGTTTCCCCCCTCGAAATTCTCCGCGTCCAAATACTTGGTGAACGTGCGCCGGCGGATCAGCTTCGCACCGACCAGGTCGTCGAGCGCGAGACAGAGCGCCGTGACGACTCCCGTTATTGGGTTCCCGTCGTCGTCCTGTCCGATGTTGCCCACAGATACCTCGGGGAGGGGCTGCTCTCCATTGCCGGTTCGCTCGAAATTTCGCCCCTCGATTGCCCACGGGAGGTACGTCTTTCCCTGCCAGACAATCGGCCCGTCTCGGTGGTTGTGGTAGCGCTCGGTGCTGCCACCGATGCCGGTGCAGTCGATCTCGAAACCCACAAACAGGTTTCCGGCATCCAGCTTCTGTACTTCGACTGGAACTGACATAACCTCACCTCACACTGCGCCGATCTGTTGAAACGTGACGGAAACGGTGTAAACACCACCACCCACCGGAACCGGGTTGTAGCCGACCGCCTCGTACACACCTTGGACGCCGAGTGGCGGGGTCCAATAGAACGCCATAACGCCAGCGTGACGGTCCAAGAAGTCCAACATCGGCGCCAGCTCCTCCGCGCTGCCCTGGAACTGCAGGGGCCAGGATTGCATCTTGTTGTTGATGCCATCGCCGACCGCCTGCCTGTATCCATCACCAAACTGGGCCACGGTGCGCCGGAACTTGATCTCGCCCTGCGGCGAGTTGATCGGCCGCCACGAGAATGTTTCCCTGCTCAAGATAGCCCTCCGTTTTGTTGGCGCCAGGCCAAGCCCCCTGGGCGATAGCTCTGCACCTGGAACTGCTGAATCCGCTCATCCACGAACCTGCCCAGCTCGTCGCCGAACGATCGGTACTGATCGGACGAGGCCGACGAACTGACGTTTCCGTCGGAGCTCACATTGACCTGGACGTTGACGACGCTTCCGCCACTGGAACCTGCAGCCGCCTGCTTCAGCGGGGTGACGAAGCCACCGTTTGCACCGCTCATCAGGTAGGTTTCCCCGCCTTCCGAGTACAGCTCTGGACCCAGCTCGTTGACGCGATAAAGCGAGTTGGCGGCAGTGGGGCCGCCGGAAGCTCTAGCCCCGGCGACAGCGCCCCAGTTTCCCGTCATGCCATCGGTACTGCCGACGGCGGCCATGCCGGAGCCTTGATATCCTGCCCCCGCGGTAATGCCACCGATTGCAGCGCCGGCAACAGTGGTAAAGATGCTGCCCAATAGCCCGGCGGCGGCCGGGCGCGCCGCGATCCGCGCCATATCAGCGATGACCGAGGTGGCGAAGTCCTTGAATGAAAGCTTGCCGGTCGTGGCGAATCGCACGATCGCATCTTCCATCCCCTGAAAGGCATTCGAAAACAACGTCTTCGTCTGGCCGGCTATGTTCGCGGCGGAGTCCAGATAGTTGGCCAGCGCCGATGTTGCCCCGTTCTTCCAGTTGCCCTGCGCTTCGCGGGCCTGGTCGAAATACTGCTGCTGCATCGACAGACGCAGATCCAGGTGTTCTTGCAGGAGAGCGGTCTGGCTCCGGTAGGTCTCCTGCGAGATCTGACCCGATGCCATCGAGCGGTCGAACTGCGCCTGCTGGCGCTGGTAGTCCCGCAATATCGCCTGACGCGCGCGAAGCTCCTCTTGCGCGCGGTCACCCAGCCCCACCCCGGCCACCTGGTCCGCATACTGCTGCTGCTCCAGGTCTCGGGTCGCGGCCAGGCTGGCGCGCAGGGCATCGACTTTGGCAGTCTCCTGCTTAGTGCGTAGCTCTTTCTCTGCGGCCACATTCAGATCAAGCTGGCGGCGCAGCAGGTCTTGCTGGGCGAGCAGGCTCTTTTGGTCCGCCGTCAGGACCTTCTTGTCCTTCAGGTCGGCAATCTGCTGCTCGAACTCGGCACGCTTTTGCCCCCAGGTGGCCAGCCTGCTTTCGCTGCTGATCTGGGCCTGAAGGGAGGCACCCGCCTCACGGTATTGCTGCAAGAGCTTAGTAGCGGCGTCTTCCGTGTACGCCTTTACCGCAGGGTCCTTGTACTTTTCGTTGATCTGGTCGATCAGCTTCTTTTGCGTCTCGAGATTCGCCCCTGTGATCTCGGCGTCCTTCTTGACCTGGGCGATCTCGCGCTCGCGTTTCTGCCGATTTGTCTCGGTTTCCTTGGCGAGGGATGAGAGGCGGGCCTCAGCTGCGATTTTTTCCGCTTCCTGGCGCTTCTGCCAGCCCACAACTGCGGCCTGGTCGGCCTGATCCTGAAGCGCTGCAGCCTCTGCGATCAGTCGATTTTGGTCCCGCTCGAGCGGTTTCGCCCGACGCCGCGCCGCACGTCCGCCATCTCCAACGAATGCCTTGGTTTCGTCGTCTTGAGGAGCCGCGTTATCACGAAGCTGCTTCAGCTCCGCGTTGACGGTCCTGAGCTGTGCCGTGATCTGGTCGAAGGTCGGCGCCCGGCCGAAACTCTTCATGGCCTCCCACGCGCTGCTGGCCCCCTGCGTGACTGCGTTCCACGCCGTTTCAAGCGTGCCAAGGCTCTGCCGTACTTCCTCGGCCTGCTGCTTAACGGCGTCCGCATAGGTCCGCTGCGCGAGCGCGGCAGCTTCCTGAGTACGTCCTTGGCGCTCCAGGCTGGCGATCTGCTGATAGACCTCCAGCGTCAGAAAATGCTGCTGCTCGTTCAGTGCGGCGATTGCCTCCGCCGGCTTGCCGCGGAGCGTTTCGAACTCCTGCACGGTGTCGGCAATAGCCTTTCCGGTGGCGCGGTTCGCTGCAACCGCCGCTTCTCCAACCACCGCGAAGTTCTGCCCCGCAATCTTGCCCGAAGCCGCGATCTGGTTGAGCGCATCAACGGCCTTCCCGCGAGACCCCGCCACGTCCGCGATGCGCGTGGCCAGGTTGGACATACCTGCGGCAGTCTGCCCGGCTGCGTTACCGCTCAGAATCAGCGTCTTGGTGAACTCCGGCAGCTCGCCTTTGCCCGACACGAGCGCAGTTGAGAAGACGGCGACCGCTGCTGCGGCGACCGTCCAGGGATTCACCAGTCCCAGGATCGTGCTGCCGAGAGCCCGCGCCGCCGGCACGATGCCGCCAAACATGTCCTTCAACTGGCCGCCCTGCTGCAGCAACACCGTGAGGGGCTGCTGACCGCCCTGTAACGAAACCACAATGTCGGTGATCTGCGCAGGAACGCCGCGAAGCGCTGCAGCCTGCTGTGCGGCGCTCACCCCGTACTGATTCAACTGCTTGGTGGCGCCGACTGCGGCGGTCCCCGTCGCCGACAGCTTGGTCTTAAGCTCGTCCAAGATCGAAGTCGGCACACCTCGCAGGGCGGCGTTGTAAAGGATCTGCTCCTTCCGCGTCATGCCGATGGTGTTGGCCTGGTTCACCAGGGCGTCAACGCGACGGCGCTCAGCGGTTGCCAGCTTCGTATAGTCCGCCTGCGCGGACTGAGACATGTCGCTGGTTCCGCGCTTGGCCGAAGCGATCGCAGCGTCGAATTGCGAGGTATCGACGACGATATCTAGCCGCGCGGTGCCAATGCTTTCCTGTGCCATGTTCAACTCTTATGGAAGATTTCCAGGGCCGCCCGCTCGATGATCCGAAGAACGTCCATGATTTCCTGCTGCTCGGCCCTGGGAAGCTCTTGCCGGTCCAGGTCGTGATACAGGACCCCGTAGTCCAGCCCTATCGGCCCTCCCGCTCCAACACGCCACTGCGTGTAATTGCGCGTGAACAGGTTGAACGCCGGCACGTGGTCCGGCCAGAGTTCGGCGCAAGGCCGGGGAAAGTCGCTGAGCTTTAACCCGGCCATCGCTAACGTTGCGGCTGATGGCGGCTCCCAAAGGAACGCCGCCACAGCCTCGGTCAGTTTTTTTTGCGGTCGACCCGGATTGCGTCGTTGAACGCGCTGGCGATCGCCAGATCGGCGCCGGGCTGATGCTCGCAGAGCAGTTCGATCGACTCCTCGCTCACCGGCATGTCGGCGTCCCACTTTTCGATCAGCAGGAGCAACAGGTCGGCGGTCGTAATTTCACCGGCGGCCAACTGCTGCATCAACGCGCCGTACTCTTTGCCGGTCTTATGGCGGTACGTGACGTTCAGTTGCTGCTCGCGCCCCTGGCCGACGATGGTGATGCTGGCGTCGATGGTGGGGTTGGATTTGATCTTGAACGTCATTACGCGGCCTCGTAGCGGATGGGATCGGCGATGAGGGAGAAGACCGCCGTGTTTTGCAGGTTCTCGTTCACTTGGCCGACGGGGACCTTGTTGAACGAGGGATAGGCGTAGTAGAAGAGCGTCGAGCCGTTGGGCAGCACGCCGCGCACAACGACGGGCTCGCGCAGGCGGTCAGCCTCGATCAGCGCCGCATACCAAGGCTTGTCCGGGTCGTAGTCCAGCGAGACCGTCATGGTCATCGCGTTCTTGAAGGTCGGCTTCTGCCGCTGGCGGCTGGTCGGATCTTCGACGTACTGATAGTTGAAGAACTGCTGATCGCCACCGGCCATCACCACGTCGCGCACCTGGTCCAGGTCTACCCAGGAACTGACTTCCTGATAGGAACCAGCGCCCCCGCCTGCCGGGAACAGGACGGTGCTCGTGGTGTCCACGCCTTCCAGCTCGAAGCTGTCGGTGTCTGCATTGGCGCTGCGCGCCACGGTCTCGCTCAGATTGGTCCACGCCGATTTCAGAACCAGGATGGAGCCGTCTTCCGGCGGGGCGACCGCGGAGGCAACAGCCGGATTTGCATTGGAGATGGCCGAGATGGCGGCGGCCGCGGCGAGCGCCGTCGAGATGGAATACCGCGTGCCGTTGATGAAGATGGAAGACATTTGTGTTCCTCAAATGAAAAACCCGGCGCGCGGCCGGGTTCGATGTAGAAGCGGGGGGGGGAAAGGTCAGGAGGGAAGGAACCAGATACCGAAGTCCTGGCGGGTGCCGTACTTCTTGATTGCCTCTTCGTAGAGGCTGGTGGGCGAGCCATACGGCTCAACAGCAGGAAAGTC